GCTGCGCAGTTGGCTGACCACATACCTGGGGGTTGAATCATCATCGTATTCCATGGCGGTCGGAACCCGCTGGATGATTTCCGCCGCCGCACGCATCTTCTCTCCCGGCGTGAAAGCCGACACCTGCCTGATTCTGGAAGGCCCTCAGGGAATCAAGAAATCCACGGCGCTGCGTGTGCTGAGCACACCCTGGTTCACGGACCAGATTGCCGAACTTGGTTCGAAGGATGCGTCGCTCCAGACTCGCGGCGTCTGGATCATCGAGATCGCGGAACTGGAATCGATGGCAAGGGCCGATGTGGGTAGAGTCAAGGCCTTCATGAGTTGTCAGTCCGACCACTTCCGGCCGCCATACGGCGCACGGCCCATCGATTCCCCGCGCCAGTGCGTTTTTGCCGGCAGCGTAAATCACGCTGCATATCTTCGGGACGAAACCGGCAATCGCCGCTTCTGGCCCGTGGAGTGCAAAGCCGCCATGATCGACATCGACGGACTTGCAGCCGCGAGAGACCAATTATGGGCTGAAGCCGTGTACCTGAATTCTGAGGGCAAGGTCTGGTGGCTGGACACCGTCGAACTCAACAAGGAAGCCGAAGCGGAGCAGTCCGCTCGTTATGAAGGCGATCCGTGGGATGAACTGATCCTGAAGTGGGCCGAAGATCGCGAGTCCATTTCCGTCGCCGAGGTGCTGATGAATTGCCTGGAGAAGAGAAAGGATCTGTGGACGCAGACGGACAAGAATCGGGTCGCGCGGTGTCTCCGCGTGAACGGTTGGGCGCGATTTAAGTCCGGACCGCGCGCAGGAAGAGAATGGCGCTACCGACGCCAAGAGGAGGGCCAATGAAAACCGGCCCGGCGAGTGAACTCTGCGTGTCCCGGTCCTGGGCTTCCGTGTCCCAGTCGGTGTCCCAGTGGTGTCCCACTCTAAATCCTTTCTTTTCTAAAGGTGTCCCAGTGTCCCAGTATGTTTGTGCGGGTACGTATAGGAGAGAGTTGTCGATCTCTCGTTGGCGTAGTCGGGCGGAGAGAGAGACGCAAATGTTTTTCTATAGAGTTTGGAAACGACTGGGACAACCGGGACACTGGGACACCGGAGAGTAAGCCTCATGGTATCAATCGTTTATGGTGTCCCAGTCGTATCGGCAAACTGGGACACGGCGGTGGCCGAACCGGGACACGCCGGACAAGAGGCGCTCTACGTCTCGACTTCCCTTGCCACCTGGCGCACCGGCCAACCGAATGGGATCGCTAGGGACTTCCAAATCAATGACACCTGTTACCGGCGGCTCGACCCGGAGTATTACGCCTGGCTGCGTTCCCGAATGCACATGGGCAAGTTGGCTTCCGCTGCCGGGCGCCTTCCGAAGGCATCATTCGAGGAATTGCGCGCGAAATTCAACGCCGTCCACGAGTGGGCGATGGGCCACTTCGGTGAAGCCGTCCTGGCTGAGGCGGTCAACAATCTCAACGCCCGTGATTACCAACCACCGGTAGCGGAATCGGATTCAACAGCACGCAGTTGCGGCCAGCACAACACGGCCGCCGATGGCGTGCCGGCCGAGGCAATCACCATGCTCGATGCCATTTGTGAACCTGCCTTGGCACTTGGCTGGAAGAGAGAGCGGCTCTACGACACGGGCAATGGCAGAATCTTCAGCCCGAATCGCGGCGTCGCGTCGTTTCTGAAGCCCGGCGACCGCATCGGCGAAGTCACGATCCAATCCATCGAGATCATCGGCCCGCCGCCCAATGGGGCGCGGCAACGTTTCTACAACCCTGATGTGGACCAGCCATGGATCATCCGGCTCGACCGCAAAGAAAAAACTTGAGGGGACAGCCGGACGCTTCTCTGGTTCCGAGCGTATATAGTAATCGAAACGGTTCGGTTCGATAGGCGAGCGCCAAGCGCAACCTTCGAAAGTTCCCTCCCTCGCTTCTCCATCTCCTTGCGGGCATACCCGCAATCCCACCTGGGCTTCACACGAGAACCATGCGCAAAAACATCCGAATCGAGAACCCGGTGTCCGGTTGTGGATTCACGTCGAAGAACCGCGCCAGACGGTTTGTGGCGCAGGGACGGGCGGAGTGGGTAGAGGCCGGAGTTTCGATCCGGTTTGTTCAGTCGGACCATCGTCACAGTTCCGCACAGACTTCTGTGGCCGCGACGCGCTGGTCGTATGATCGGGCGGCGAACACCGGCATGGCGGGAATCGCTGAGTTGGCAAACCTGCCCATGATCGCACCCGGCGTGGCCCTGGGAATCGGGCGACGCAAGGGTGCCACCAGACACACGTTCTTAGCGACGCAGGGGTTCTGATGATCGGCGGCGCACGGTGACCTCGTTATGACGCGCAAAGGTAGCACGGGCGGTAGGCACGTCGCGATGGAACGCGGTCTCAGGCCGGGATGGTGCGGCTGGCCGTTCCGCCGGGAGCTTCGTCAATTGGCTGCCACGTGCTTCGTCCGGCAGCGCAGGACGTCTCCACCAGTCATTCCAACCGCGAGTGAGGTCAAACCATGCCAAGCGTGATCACGCCAGAGCGACTGGCCGAGCGGGTGTGCAGGACGCTCGATATCTCGGTGAAAGACAACGCCGAGAGCCTGACCGAGGTCCTCCGAACCGCCATGGCCGAAACGCGGGACCGGGCAATCGGAGCGGCGAAGGCTGTCTGCCTGGAGATCGCTGAGGATGAAGCCGAGCGATGCCGCAGCGTCGGGGCGACGGTAGCGCAGCAGACGGCGCTCACCATCGCTGCGCGTATCCGGAAGCGGCACGTCGAGGTGCGGTGACAGCGGACAGGCGGCGGTTGGGCGCGCCCGAGGCGGCGGGTGGGCCATCCATCCAACCTGGAGTCAGACGGCGCGACACGGGCCACCCGGGCGCAAACGGGGGCCGACGGGGCCAAACGGGCGCTGCCGGGGCGAATCCTGGGTCCTCCCTGGCGACTTTCGGCGGCGGGTGGAATGGTGGCACAAAGTCTTTAGTTAGTTGCACTTAATTGGGTGGTCAGCGCAGGTGGTCACAGTGGTCACCACGGCGTCTGGCACGGTTGGCCGCAGGACTCGACATGATCTACGGCAGCGTTTGCTCAGGCATCGAGGCCGTGACCGTCGCATGGGAGTCGCTGGGTTTCCGGCCTGCCTGGTTCGCTGAGATCGATCCGTTCTGCTCGGCGCTACTGGCGCACCGCTACCCCGACGTTGAAAACCTTGGCGACTTCACGGCGATCCAGGACATCCGCAGTCCAATCGACATTCTGGCCGGAGGGACTCCCTGCCAGAGCTTCTCGGTCGCCGGAAGACGCGGCGGTTTGGATGACGCGCGTGGCAACCTGGCCATCGAATTTTGCCGCCTTGCTGGCCGACTGCGGCCACGGTGGATTGTCTGGGAAAACGTCCCAGGCGTTCTATCCTCAAACGGCGGGCGGGACTTTGGCTCCATCGTCGGGGCGCTGGCGGAACTCGGGTATGGTTGCGCCTGGCGAGTGCTGGACGCTCAGTTCCTCGGAGTGCCCCAGCGACGCCGTCGCGTCTTCGTTGTTGGACATCTTGGAGACTGGCGGCGTGCCGCGGCGGTACTTCTTGAGCGCGAAGGCCTGTGCCGGGATACTCCGGCGCGCCGCAAAGCGCGGGAAGAAGTTGCCGGCCGTCTTGGCAGCGGCGCTGGCGAGCGTGGCTGGTGCAACGACCTTGACCGTTCCGGAGCACTCGTGTCCATGAGCCTCAACGCAAAGGGAGGCAGTGGGCGGATGGACGGTGAGAGTGAAACGTTCGTGGCCCACACGCTGCGGCGCGAAGGCTTCGATGCGAGCGAAGATGGCACAGGTCGCGGCACGCCACTCGTCCCGACGGCGCTCTCCGCGAGGAGAGGCAGCGGGCATCCGGACGGCAAGAGCCAAACGTTCGTGGCATCCGGTTGTGGCTATTGGAACGAATCGAAATCGGCAGAAACGCTTGGGACACAGGGGCGCGCGCTCTACGAAAGTACTGCCATCGTTGGCCCATTCGTCCCAACGGCCTTCTCCGCGAAGGACCACGGAGCCGACGCTGGCCCACTCGCACCGACACTTCGCGCGATGCTCCATGATCGCAGCCATGCCAACGCCGGCGGCCAAGTCGCGGTGTGTTTTGAGAGTCGCGTGGCGCGAAACGGCCGCGGCGGTCCATCTGAACTTGTGCCACCGCTCAAGGCCCAATCCGGCGGTAGTGGCCGGGGCGATGGCGCTCCGTTGGTCGCGGTTAGCGGGACTCTGGCGGTAAGGCGACTGACCCCGCGTGAGTGCGAGCGATTGCAGGGCATGCCGGACGACTACACCCTGATCCCATATCGCGGGAAGCCCGCCGCCGATGGTCCGCGGTATCGCGCGATCGGCAATTCAATGGCGGTGCCAGTGATGCGGTGGATCGGGCGGCGAATACAAATGGTGGACGGCATCCATGGTTGAGGCCCGTATCTCGCCCATGATGGCGCAGCACATCGAGCACTGGCCTCTCGATAGGCTCCGGCCATATGCGAGGAATGCGCGCACGCATTCCGATGCGCAGGTATCGATGATTGCCGCCAGCATCGCTGAGTTCGGGTTCCTGAATCCAATCCTGGTGGACACCAACGCCGGCATCCTCGCCGGCCATGGGCGGCTGCTCGCGGCGCGCAAATTGAGGCTGGAGTGCGTCCCGGTGGTGATCCTGGACCACCTCAGCGAGACGCAGAAACGCGCCTACGTCATCTGTGACAACAGAAGCGCCGAGCAAGCCGGATGGGATGACGAGATCCTCCGGGGCGAGGTGGCGGATCTGAAGGCTGCCGACGTCGACCTCGCGATGTTGGGATTCAGCGACGACGAACTCCGCGCGCTGTTGGCCGGGATCGAACCTGAGATTGGCGAATCGGCCGACGGCGAGGCCGAAGAAGAAATCCCCGAGACACCGGTGGAGCCGGTGACGCGGCCCGGAGACATCTGGCGGTTGGGCCGGCACCGTTTGATCTGTGGCGACTGCCGCGATTACGGCACGGTGGCGCGACTGCTCGATGGCACACGAGCGAACGTGGCGATCACGTCGCCGCCCTACGCCACGCAGCGCGAGTACGACTCCACCAGCGGGTTCAAGCCCGTGCCGCCCGAGAAGTACGTGGAGTGGTTCCGTGCGGTGGCCACCGGCGTCGAGGCGGTGCTGGCGGCGGACGGTTCGTACTTTTTGAATGTCAAAGCTCACGCCGACGAGGGCGAGCGGAACTTGTATGTGATGGATTTGGTAATTGCCCACCGGCGCCAGTGGGGCTGGCGGTTCGTGGATGAATTCTGTTGGCGCAAGACCGACAACGGCGTTCCGGGTGGATGGGGGAACAGGTTTAAGAACGCATTTGAGCCAGTTTTCCACTTCTGCCGCCAGCAGCAAATCAAGTTTCGTGCGGAGGCGGTGAGTCACGCCTCGGACGATTGCTTCGACTACTCGCCCGACAATCCGAAATCGAACTCCGGGAGCGGGCTACTGGGGACCGGCGCGCGCGGGAAGGCTGCCGGCCAACCGGGAGCCGAGGACGGTGCAGGCCGGCATGCCGGCATAGCGCGGCCGTCAAACGTTATCGAAGTGAAGTCGGAGAGCAGCCAGGGATCGCACTCTGCGCCATTTCCGCGCGCCCTGGTGGAGTTCTTCGTTAGGGCGTTCTCCGATCCCGGCGATTCGGTCTTCGATCCCTTTCTCGGGAGCGGAACCACGATGGCCGCAGCGCACGTGCTGGGCCGCGTGGGCTACGGCTGCGAGATCTCGCCGACGTACTGCGACGTGATCCTGCGCCGGATTGAGCATCTGGCCGAGACAGAACCGGTCCTTGCGGAGACCGGCGAGAAGTTCAGCGAAGTCGCGGCGGGCCGGGGTGTTCCGGCTGGGGAGGGTGCCGATCTGCGCCAACGCGACTCGAAATCCATTCGCCGCAAACCCAACGGCATGCCTTGCTACGGAGCCAAAGGTAAGCCGTAAACGAAGTTCAACCCAAACCAACAAGGAGAAAACAAGTATGCCCGAAGTAGCCACGCCCAACCAGGCCGAACGCGAGTTCGAGACCGGGACGGACGAGTCATTCAAGAACGCCAACGCCACCGGCAGCGAGGCCCACAACGAGAACCAGCGGGTCACGTACGCCAACATCAAGCGCACCTACGATGTGTACCAGGATCTGGACATCCAGGCCGCGCGCCAGTCGATGGTCGAGCAGACCCGGCTGAACCAGATCGCGTCGCAGGCTCTGCAGAACGCGGTCGAGACCGCCAACATGGTCGGGAAGCAGGCCATCCGGCACGCCGATGTCGCGGCCGATGCGCTGTGGACCGACGAGCTGAACCCGGTGACCCGTGGCGCGGGTTCCAACCTCACCGCGGGCGCCGTACCCGCCAACCGCGCGCTCGACGTGAGCGCCGCCGGCGTGGGTGTCGACGCTCAAGCCGTGGCCGCTGCCGTTGCCAAGCAGGTGGACGCGACGATCACGCCGGTGCTCGCCACCCTGCAGCAGATCGTCCAGGCGCTGGCCACAGCGACCACGGCGATCGGCAATGTGGTCAACCAGGCGCAGCCGAAGACGACTGCGTAGCCTCGAACCGGGGCGGCTACAGTAGGCCGCCCCACTACCAAAGAAAGGACCAATCAACATGAAGTGGCTATCGTTGTTGCTCGCGTATTTGCCCGTGGTGCTCCAGGCGGTCACCGCCGTGGAGGCGACCATCAAAGACGCTCCCGGCGCTTCCAAGAAACAGGTGGTGATGGACATCATCACTACCGTTGCAGCCGCCGGGGAGAAACTCCCCGAGGCACACGTCCAGCAGATCAGCGGTCTGGTCGACGTTGTGGTCGGGACACTCAACAAGTCGGGTGTCTTCAAATCGCCGACGGCAACCCCGGCGAAGATATAGCACCACAGACCCAATGACAAAACTGCAGGTGGTGACGTGGCCGGTTGAGAAGCTGATTCCCTACGCCCGGAATGCGCGCACGCATAGTGCGGAACAGATCGCCCAAATCGCGGCATCGATTGCCGAGTTCCGGTGGACGAATCCAATTCTGGCCGGCGCCGATGGAATCATTATCGCTGGCCACGCGCGCCTGCTCGCTGCTCGCAAACTGGGCATGACCGAGGTTCCGGTCATCGTCCTCGATCACCTGACCGAATCCCAACGCCGCGCGTTGGTGCTAGCCGACAACCGGCTGGCACTCAACGCCGGATGGGATGAGGAAATGCTCCGCGTGGAGATGGCCGCGCTCGATGAGGACGGGTTCAACCTTGAAGTGGTCGGGTTCACGGATGACGAAATCGCAGATCTGCTTCGCGACCCCGAAGAAGTCCACGCCGGCCACACAGACGATGACGCCGTGCCTGAGACTCCGGAGACCGCAGTCTCTGCTCCGGGAGATATCTGGCTCCTGGGCCAGCACCGGTTGCTCTGCGGCGACGCCACTCAGATGGAAGCCGTGGAGAAGGTTATGGCCGGTGGCCTGGCCGACATGGTCTTCTGCGATCCACCTTACAACGTGAACTACGGCGCGACGATGAAGGACAAGCTCCGAGGGAAGGCACGTGCGATCAAAAACGACGACCTTGGGGACGACTTCGAGCAGTTCCTGCGCGACGCCTGCGTCAACATGCTGGCGGTCACCAAGGGCGCGCTCTACATCTGCATGTCGTCTTCGGAGATCCACACGCTGCAGAAGGCGTTTCGCGAAGCCGGCGGCCACTGGTCGACGTTCGTGATCTGGGCGAAGAACACCTTCACGATGGGGCGGTCGGACTACCAGCGGCAGTACGAACCGATCCTCTATGGCTGGAAAGAAGGCACGGATCATTTCTGGTGCGGCGCCCGCGACCAGGGCGACGTATGGTTCATCAAGAAGCCGCACGTGAATGATCTCCATCCAACTATGAAGCCAGTGGAGTTGGTGGAACGCGCGATCCTCAACAGCAGCAAGGGCCGCGACACCGTGCTCGATCTATTCGGCGGTTCCGGCACAACGCTGATCGCTTGCGAGAAGTCCGGCCGTCAGGCCCGCGTGATTGAGTTGGAACCGAAGTACTGCGATGTCATTTGCCGGCGGTTCACGGACTTCAGCGGGAAGACGGCAACGCTCGAAGCCGATGGGCGGGCGTACGCCGATGTGGCGGCGGAGCGCCTGGGCGTAACCACATGAATCGAACGTTGCCGCCGGGAGATTGCGGCGGTGGAAAACGAACTGCGGGCCGGGAATCCGGATGTTCAAGGGTTGTGCCTTGCGCTTTCGGACTGGTCGACTGAACTTCGCATCCTTGAGGCTTTGCCATGGAAATTCAGATTTTTCAACTTGTGATCCCCGGCGTGGGATTGATCTCCGGGCTGATCGCCACCTACGTCAGTCTCCAGAACCGCGCGCTGCTGGCTGAGGTGCGGCGGGAACTGGCTGAGCTCGAAAATCGTGTGATCGGCAGAATCAACGGCACGTTTGTGCGCCAGTCCGAGTGCCTCTTGCGTGAGGCATTGGTTGGGGAACGGATTGACGCCATGCTGGAAACAAAGAAGAGAAACGCCGCCGGTGATTAAGGCCGGCGGCGGTGAGGATTGTAGGTTGCTACTGGGTGGCCAAGCGGTACGCGCGGTCGCCATCCGGCCGCTTGAAGGACTCGACGGTGAGGCCCATCTTCTTGCCCAGACTGCCGGAGATGAATCCGCGGACGCTATGGGCCTGCCACGCGGTTGCGGACATTATGTCCGAAAGCGTGGCACCGTCCGGGCGCTTCAGCATGTCGAGCACGATGGCCTTCTTGCTGCCGTCGCGCGCCGTGGGTGCCGCGTCCTTGGTGGTGACCTGTTTGGCCGCCTTGGCTTTCTTCGGCGCAATGGGGGCGGCCGGTGGCGCGGGGCTGGGCACCGTCCGCGCAGCCTTCAACTTGGCTTCCGCGTCGCGGATGCTGGCGCGCAGCAGCTCATCTCCCAGCGTCTGGATGGCCTTCCAGATTCGGGAAACCGCCGTCTTGCGGTCGGTGAACTTCTTGACCGGCTTCAGGTCGCCGAAGGGCGGCGCACCGGCGAAGGCGTTCCAGACTTCGACGAATCGCGTGATGGGCCAGTCGGCGGAGAGCTTGGCGAACTCCTTTTCTGTGGCGAAACGGTCTTGGCCTTCGGGAACCTGCTCGGCGGCGGTGAAGGCAGTGATGTTGTTGTCGGTGTCGATGGAAAAATTGGTCATGGTTGGTCTCCTGTTTCAGAACTCGGTCTTGGGGATTAGGTCCTGCACGAATGCGGCTTTGCCGGAATCCTCGCAAGCTGCGGTGAGGCTGTGGCTGCCCTCGATTGCACCCAGGATCTGGGACGGCGGATAGTCGCCAGCGGCAACCTTCCGCATTGCTTCGTGGGGGCCGTCGGCGGTTAGGTTCTCGGCGTATACCACGCCTGTGTCGTCCCACAGTCCGATTACGGTGTATGTCTGCATTCTGTTCTCCTGTTTCAGAATTCGATCTTGTCGACGATCCTGCGCGCTTCGTCGTCGGTGAAGCGTTCTCTCAAGCCTCCCTGTTTGATCCATCCGTCAACGGCAGTCTGGACAGCGTTCCAGAAGTCCGTTTCGTTGTTGTCGAAGGGGCGCTCGAACGCCCCGCCGTACCCGTTGGCGTCCGTGTAGTCGTGCAGTTCGCTGAAGGATGCGCAGGTGCTGGGGACGGTCCCGGCGGCAACGTCGGCGAGGATTTCGGCCTTGGCCTGCTCCACAACTTGGTGCAACTCGCCGGCGCTGAAGTCCGGTGATCGCGGGTTGCTGGCTTGCTCGGGGCAGCGTTCTCCCGCCGGCTTCGTCTCCGAGCGGAGGCGGGCGGCTGTCCGGATGCGGATCTCGCGACCGGTGGCGAGGTTGGTCCCGTACCAGCCGCCGCGTGGGTGTTCGCGTGTGAGGCGGACTTTGGCCAGCGTGCCGCTGACCTTCACGATGTAGGTCGTTCCGATGTGTACGTTTTGCTTTTGCATGGTTAGTAGTCCAGTCCTTTGGCATCCACCGCGCTTCGGTCGCCAAGGCTGGCGAGGATGTAGGCGAGTTCCTCGGTGACGCGGCCCAGGTCGCCGGCGTACCCCCAGTTTGCGGGTTCCTGCGCCTGGTCCTTCTTGTGCTGTTCCAGGCGGCTGGCGATGCGCTTCAGCAGGTCCTGGCACTCGGCGTGGCGTTCCGCGTAGCAGGCGGCGGCGGTTTGCTTGGTGGTCTTGGCGGTGCGTGGCATCGAACACATACATCACTTCGCTGGCGGCGGAAAGCAAGGCCGAAGTTCGACTTTTCGGAAGAAAGATTCAATGACGGCGGTTACGGGATTGGATGACCGCCCGGTGTCTACATGACTGGAATCTCTCAGCGGGCTTACGCACGGTTGCGCGGTGTTGCCCTCAGCGCCGTGCAGAAGGCGATCAAGACAAAACGGATCACGCCGAACGCGGACGGGACCCTCGATCCGGAGCGGGCGAACCAGGAATGGGAAAGGAACACGTTCGCGGGCAAGACTCTCCACCAGGCAACCAGACCGCAAGTGGTTCCGCTCAGCGCGCCTCCCCCGCCGCGTGGCGGATCGGGCATGCCGGGTCAGCCCGACGTATCGAGCGATCCCGTTGCTGCCTATCTGCGGGCCCGCGCAGTGAGCGAGACGTTCAAGGCGAAGACGGCGCAGTTGGAGTATGAGGAGCGTGCCGGCAAACTGATCCAGGCTACCAAGGCCGGCGAGTATGCGGCGCATTGGTCCGCGATTGTCGGTGATGCACTGTCAGCGTACCCGGATCGCGTGGCGCCGCTGGTAGCAGCCGCGAAAACGGAAGCGGAGATTCACCGGATCCTGGTGGGCGAGACGAACGCGCTGCGGCGCAAGATGGCGAAAGCGATCTCGGACGCAGGTTACTGATGGACGCACCATTCTCGATGTACCAGGTTGGAGCGGAGGCGTTGCTGCCGCCACGGGATATCTCCGTGTCCCAGTGGGCCGATGAGAACGTGGTGCTCACCGGATCTGGGTCGGCGGAACGGGGCCAATGGCACACGCGACCGTACCAGCGGGAACCGATGGACGTCCTCAGCCCGAGCCATCCGTGCAAGCAAGTGGTGTTGATGTCTGCGGCCCAGATGCTGAAGACGAGCATAATGGTGAACTTCCTGGGCTACATCGCGGATGTAGATCCGGGCCCGACGCTGGCGGTGGAACCGCGATCGGAAGATGCCAAGGCGCTTTCCAAGGATCGCGTCGCACCGTTGTTCCGGCATTCACCCGCGCTCAAGGGGAAACTCGCCGCGGTGAAGTCGCGCGATTCAAACAACACGGCGATGCACAAGGTGTTCGCCAATGGTTCCGGGCACATCACTTTCACCGGCGCCATCTCGCCGTCCGGCCTGGCCATGCGCCCGATCCGGTATCTGTTGCTGGACGAGATTGACAGGTATCCGGTGAGCGCAGGATCGGAGGGCGATCCCGTATCGCTGGCGATGCAGCGCACGGGAGAGTTCGAGCACAACAAGAAGGTAATCATGTGCTCGACTCCGACCGTCGACGGGGAGAGCCGGATCCAGGCCGCATGGAACACGAGCGACCAGCGAGAGTACTTCGTGCCGTGCCCGAAGTGCAACCACTTCCAGATCCTGGTGTTCAGCGACGGTACGGACGGCGGGCTGGTGTGGCCGGAAGGGGAACCAGAGAAGGCCGCCTACTGCTGCGAGGAGTGCAGGGAACTCATCCCGCACAACCAGAAATCGTGGATGGTGGAGCGCGGCGAGTATCGACCGCAGAACCCTGGATCGCCGATCCCCGGGTTCCGCGTCTCGCAGTTGATCTCCCCCAAGCGGTCCTGGGGAACGATCGCCGGGGAGTTCCTGGTCGCCAAGGAGTCGGCGGAGACGCTCAAGGCGTTCCTGAATACCGTGCTGGCGGAACTCTGGGCGGAACGCGGGTCGGCGCCCGACTGGGAAAAGGTCTATCTGCGGCACGAGGATTACGAGCTCGGGATCGTGCCGGCGAAGGGATCGCTGCTGGTGGCTGGCGTCGATGTGCAGGACGACCGCCTCGAGGTGGAGATCAAGGCATACGGTCGGGGCAAGGAGTCCTGGTCGGTGGACTACCGGGTGATCCAGGTCGACCAAAACGGCCAGGCCCTCAAGACGTCCTCGCCCGAGGTCTGGCAGGAGTTGGAAGCATTGCTGGCAGTGGACTGGCCGCGCGAGTCGGGCGGCACGATGCCTATCATGGCCATGACGATCGACTCGGGCTACCGGCCGCAGATGGTGTACGAGTTTGCCGCGCGCCACCCGCAACCGGCGCACGGGCCAGCAGGCGACGCGATCGCCGCGCCGCGCACAGTGGTGGCCACCAAGGGCAAGCCCGACTTTCTGAAACTGATCGTGTCGGTGTCGCCCACAGACGCTTCGCGGAAGCGCCAGAACGTCCGGATCTGGCACATTGGCACGCACTGGGCGAAACAGGAATTCTACGATTGGCTGCGGATCGTGCTGCCCGACGATGGCACGTATCCGCCCGGCTACCAGCACTACGCTTACAAGGATCAGGACTTCTATCGTGGGCTCTGCTCCGAGTCGCGGATCATCCGGGCGAGTGGCAAGGTGGAGTGGGTACCGGATAAGTCGGTGAGAAACGAACCACTCGACCTTGCGGTGCTCTGCCGCGCGGCTGCGGCGGTATGTGGCATCGATCGCTTCACAGATGATGACTGGGCGGAACTCGAGGGGATCGCTCCCGTCACCGCACCGAAGACCCCGACCAATGACGGGTATTGGGGTGGCCGCGGTGACTTTTGGGGGCCGCGCAGCGGTGGCGGGAACTGGTTCAAATGATCCAACTGACTGAACTGCAATCGATGCGCGACGCGCTGCAGCGCGCAATCTTCAGCGGTACGCGCCGTGTACAGTTCACCGACCGCGCGGTTGAATACAACACCATCGACGACATGCGGAAGGCGCTCGCCGATATCGACACAGCGATCGCGACCGCCTCGGGTGCGGCGCCATCCTCATTCAGCCTGGCCATGCACAGCAGAGACTAAATGAACGCCCTCGACAGAGTGATCGGCTACTTCTCGCCCGAGCGGGCGTATCGCCGCGCGCGGTTCCGCTCGGCGGCCGAGATGTTCGCGTATGATGGCGCGAAGTCGGGGCGTCGCACGGACGGGTGGATCGCGGCCGGCGGCGACGCGAACACCGAGGTCGGCGCCTCCCTGATCCATCTGCGCAACCGGTCGCGCGACTTGCTGCGTAACAATCCGTATGCCAGCAAGGCCATCGCCGAACTGGTCGGGAACACGGTGGGAACCGGAATCGTCCCCCAGGCGAAGACAGGCGCGCCGGAGCTCGACAAGATCATCGACGGCGAGTGGCTCTACTTCGCTGAGAACTGCGATCCGGGCGGGCAGTTGGACTTCTACGGCATGCAGGCGCTCATCGTGCGGACGACCGCCGAGAGCGGTGATGGTATCGTCCGGTTCCGGCCGCGGTTGCCGCAGGACAATTTCCGTGTGCCACTCCAGTTGCAGGTGCTGGAGGGGGACTTTCTGGATATCTCACGGACGATGGGCATCGCGACCGGGCACATCGTGCAGGGTGTGCAATTCAACCTCTACGGGCAGCGCGAGTCTTACTGGCTCTATAACTATCACCCGGGCGGCGTCTACATGCTGAATCCGCGCGGTGGGATTCTGAGCCAGGCGGTACCAGCCGCACAGGTGATGCACACGTACTGCATCCTGCGGCCCGGTCAGGTGCGCGGCGTGCCATGGCTGGCGCCCGTCATGCTGGCGATGCGCGACCTCGACGACTACCGCGACGCGGAGCGCATGCGGAAGAAGACCGAAGCTTGCTTGGCGGGAATCGTCACGCGCCCCGAGGGTTCGGGCGGCCTGCCCATTGGCGCCAAGTCCACCGACCCGAAAACCGGGAACACGCTGGAGCGGATGTACCCCGGCATGATCGAGTATTTGAAGCCGGGTGAGGACATCAAATTCAACGCGCCGTCTCCGGCCGGTGGGTACCGCGACTACCTGATGACCGAACTCCAGGGCATCGGCGCAGGCATCGACGTTCCCTATGAGTTGCTCTCTGGGGATTTGTCCAACGTCAACTATTCCTCCTATCGTGCGGGCATGCTTGGTTTCCGCAATGCCATCGAGGCGTTCCGCTGGTTGACGCTGATCCCGATGTACTGCCGCCCGACGTGGCGAAGGTTCATCGACACCCTGGTGTTCATCGGAAAGATTCCCGAGGCGAACTACGGCGTGCAGTGGACGGCGCCCAAGTTCGAATCCGTGGACCCGCTGAAGGATGCCATGGCCGAGTTGAAGCGCATCCGCACCGGCACGCTGACATTGTCTGAGGCGATCGCGCAGAACGGCTACGACCCCGAGAAGCAGTTGCAGGAAATCAAGCGGATGAACGATCTGCTCGACGAGTTGCAGATCATCCTGGACTGCGATCCGCGCAA